ATTACGCCAGCAGGTTCTACGGGCTCACTTACCGTATCCATCGCTTTCGCAAGGAGATAGCATGCCTACATTTCGTCATGGTAAGTCCGCCGTATTCAAAGTAGATAATTCTGGCGGAACACTTACCGATATTAGCAACACACTTAATTCAGTTTCATTTCCAAGAGATGCAGAAGTTCTAGAAACAACAAGTTTCGGTTCATCTGACCGCTCTTACATTGTCGGCTTCAAGAACGCAACTATCTCAGTTGAAGGTTCATTTGACGCCACAGTTGACGCACATCTTGCTGGCATTCTAGGACAAGATGCTTCTGTTTCATTTGAGTATGGTCCAGAAGGTTCAACTTCAACATTCACAAAATACACTGGTGAGTGTATTCTAACGGCGTATGAAACAGCAGCAGGAGTTGGCGACATCGTTAATTACTCTGCTGAGTTCCAGATTACTGGCGCTGTAACACGCGGTTCATACGCATAACAATTAAATAAAGAATCCCGATAACCGAGTCCAAGAGACCAAAAGGAGAACATCGTGTCCTTAAGAGACCAAATCTTCGCTACTCAAGATATTCCATCAGAATTGGTGGATGTCCCAGAGTGGGGAGTGAAATTAGAAGTTCGTGGTATGACTGGTGCAGAACGCACCCGTATCATGGATTTAGCAGTAGATACCAAAGGTGGAATCAACTTACAGTTTGTTTATCCTGAAATTGTAATTGCTACTACTTTTGACCCAAATACTGGATTACAAGTATTCACACCAAATGACCGAGGCACTTTGTTATCAAAGTCAGCAAATGCTCTAGACAGACTTGCTGGCGTTGGTATGAGGTTATCGGGATTCACACAAGAAGCATCTGATGAAAAGGGAAAAGATTCCTCCGCAACGGATTCAGAAGATTCGTCTTTGAATTAGCAGAGCGACTGGGGCGAACTGTAGAGGAACTTCTCTATGGTAGCCCCAGTCATAAACCTATCTCGGCAGATGAGTTGTCTGAGTGGGAAGCCCTTGAAAAGTTGCGGGCTTGGGAACAAGAACAGGCGGCAAAGAAAGCGAGATGATGTTAGGTGGCGGAGTCAGCAGCAGTAGTTGATGTATTAGCGCGAGTCCGTGCGAATACATCTGGCTTCACCAAGGGCATGGACGATGCCCAAAAAGCACTTAATAAATTATCTACCAGTTCCGTTGTCAAAGGAACTATTATTGGTAATGTTCTTTTTCAGGCAGCATCAAAGGTAGCAAAAGGATTCGGCACTTTACTTGTCGGTGCGTATAAGGATTCAGTCGCTGGAGCCAAAGAAGAAGCATCTATGCAGATGCGGTTGGAGCGACTACTTCTAAACACAGGCGGAGCAACCAGAGAACAAGTTAAAATACTTCATCAACATGCTGCGGCATTAGAGGCATCCACTGTTGTAAGTAAAGGCAATATCGCTACAGTTCAGTCGCAATTAGCGACATTTGATTTACACGGAAGCACTATCGCTACCTTAACCCCTGCGATTTTGGATTATGTCGTAGCAGAAAAGGGAGCAACAGCGAGCGCTGACCAATTCAAGAGTATGACTAACGGGTTGGCTTCTGCGTTAAATGGTCAGTTCGGAGCATTAGCAAGAACTGGTTTCGTATTAAGCGACTACGACAAGCAGATGATTAAAACGGGAACTGAAGGCGAAAGAGCAGCAGCAATTGTAAGAATCTTAGGAACTACCTACCGAGACTTTGCTTCTATCAACGGAGCAGCAGCCACCGCTTCCGTGAGGTTATCTAAGTCAATTAAAAAATTGAAAGATGATTTTGGTAAGGCTGTTCTGCCTGTGATACAGCAATTCCAAGGAACCATAGCCGATAAAGTCATACCAGTCATACAGCGATTACAAGAACAGTTTGCTGATGGCAAAGCAATAGAAAAGTTAGTCAAGTTCTTCCAGAAGTTATTAGGTAATTTACGAGATTTTGGCGAAGCGATAATTACTGTTCTTGAACCAGCATTTACGGGACTACTCTTACCTGCCATAAAGGTCATTGTTGCTGGAATCATAAGTTTCATTAAAGTTCTTGGCGCCGTAGGAAGATTTATTAAAAACAATGCGGCATTTTTCCAAGTTCTAGTTGGAGTAATAGCAGCAGTTGCTATTGGGACTGCCGCATATTTGGTTCAAGTCAAGTTATTGAATATTGCTCTCGCGCTCAAGGGCAAGATAGTCAAGAACGTAAGTAAAGCATTTAAGGTATTAAACGCTATTATGAAAATGAACCCAATAGGGTTTATTATCGGCGCGGTTGCCGCACTTGCGACTGGCTTCGTTATTCTGTGGAATAAATCAGATAGTTTCAGGAAAATGGTTGTAACAGTAGGCACAACTGGACTTAAGGCTTTTGCTTCGCTATTAAGAGGTATTGCTCCATTTGCCGAAGCCGTAGTAAAAGGCATGACAATGCCAATACGGGGATTCTTGAAAGTCATGAGTTATATTCCCGGTATAGGTAAATACTTCAAAACTGCTCTTGATGTCGCCAATAAAGCGGTAGATGGTACATCTGAGTTCTTAACCGCTACGGCAGAAAAGGTTGATGGTCTAGCCAAATCCCTTGAAAAATTAGGGAACAAAAAAATCAAGGCACCAACAGTAGAAAAGCCAAAGGGCGATGAAGGATTTGACCTCGGTGATTTAGGCGACGCAGGAAACGAAAAACGAATTGACGAAAAGACACGAAAAGCAGCAGAGAAATTAGCGAAAGAACTTGCCCGAAATAAAAAAGCGTTGAAGAAGGCGGTTGAGAATTACAACGACTTCCTAAAACGCGACTTTGCTAATTCCTTTATGAAAGGCGCTGATGGTGCGAGTGACGCAGTTTATGGCGCATTAGATAAATTACGAGCAGTCTTTGATGCTCAAGCCAAAATGTTAAGTGGTCCTGCTCTAAAGAACCTAGAAAAAGCATGGACTGAAGTTAATACCAAAGTTCGCGGAATGATAGACGAATACGCCAAAGTTGCTGGCATGATAGAGGCAGTCCAAGCCCAAATTGATGATGCGTATAAGAACTTAGAAGATTCCATCGCTTCCCGTTCAGAAGGTATGGCTGAGTTCAATGCAATGTTAGCAACGCCATTTGGGCAACCAAGTCAAATCCGTAAGGCCATGTCTGGCGCTGAGGCATCGGTTGATTCAATTATTAGTCAGTTCGATTCTATCGTTAATACACTTCAGAAGCGACTACCTGACCTTGACCCTAAATTATTGGTTGGAGTCCCTGAATCAATACGGAAAGAGATGGAAGCATCTCAGAAATCTGTAACGCAAGGTAAAGATGTTTTAATTAACTACTTCAAGGCACAAACACAAGGGCTCATTGAACTTGCCAAAAGACGAGAAATCGCAGTTAAGGTTTTACAGAAAGCCCAAGATGACCTTAAAGAATTAGTTGATGAGCAAAAGGGCTTCACAGATGAATTATCTAAATCACTCAAATCTTTTGCTTTTGCTTTAATTGATATTAGCAAGGGAGACAGTGCGGCAGTCTATACAGTCACCAAGACGGCAACTGGTTTAATCATTAGCCAGACAAAGAAGTCTACTAACGCAGTAGATATGATTACCAAGAACCTTCAAGCCAAACTAGCCAACATTGTTGCTTTCAGTTCCAACATAAATAAACTACTTGCTAGTGGGTTAAATCAGGAATACATTAAGCAACTTCTTGGCGCAGGTCCAGAAGCAGCAGGTGAAACTGCGGCAGCACTAGCCCTTGCTGGGACTGAACAGATAGCAACTATCAACAAACTTTATTCAGATATCAACGCTACGGCTGCGCAGTTCTCAACCGACATGGGAGATAAGTTCTATAAATCTGCTATTGAAATGGCACAAAACTTTGCTCAGGGCGCAACACTTGGACTTGAACTTATTGACGCAGTTATGTATGACATTACGACCAATATCTCTAATGTATTAGGTATTCTAGGCAACACAGGATTAACCAACGCAAAGGCTTTGGTTGATGCTCTCAACGCAGAGTTCACTCGCCAAGCAAACGAAACAGTTGGTCCAGCAACGCAACTTATTGTAGATAAAATTAGAACAACCATTGAAGCCTTGAAACCAATGTCACTTCTGAATGCCCAAGCATTTATGGACGGGTTGATAGCAACTCTTAGCGGAGAAGATAACAAAGCAAGATATACCGCATCAGCCGACCAAATTAGAGCAAACATTGACACGATAATGAAACTCTTAGCACCTGAGGCTTTGACGAGTGGTTTAGGTTTAATTGCTTCATTAGTTAGTGCGTTTAGTGGGATAAACCTTGAATCAGTAAAAAATGCCGCAGTTGCTATAAAAGATAGCATTTCAGCAGCCCTTGATTTACTGAAGGGTAAGGGAACTCAGGTTGCCGCAGACCTTGCTCAAGAACTCTACGATAAATTACTTGCGGAAAAGGCTCGTCTAGTTGCTCTTGCTCAAAGTATTGCTGCTGCCATTGCTGCTGCTTTGGCTAGTGCTGCTGCCTCTATCGGGGTTGATGTTGATGATTTGGGCGGTGGCGATGGTGGCGATGGTGGCGGATTTGATGTTGCCAAATGGCGCATGGGTGAGGAAAAAGATAGAGACGGAGATAAATCAACTGATAGTGCTTCTGAAGCCGCAACTTCTGCCGCAAGTGCTGCTAAATCAGCAACCAAAGCAATTAAGAAAACCGCTACTGCTGTAAGCAAGTCAGCGAGCGCTACATCAAAGACTCAACTTCAACTAGCAAAAGAGAGTGTAAATAAAGCAAAGAATCAAGGTCGCAATATAGTTGCGGCAGCAAGTATGCCTAACTTTAGACCCGAGCAAGTTAAAGGAGCAACAGTCGGAGCAGCAGCACCAAGAGGTCTTATTCGCCAACCAGTTGTAGCACCTAAAATGACTGGTTCCAATACTGTATCTAAAGCAAACATGCCGTTCGGCGGTCAGTCAGTTGCTAATGTAACGATTAACACCAAGTCCGCGCCAACCGCTTCACAAACAAAAGCAGTTGTTGGTGCTACGCTAAAAGCAGCAACCAGCGCTAGGAAAGGTAAGTAATGGCAGTCACAACAGTTCGCCCTAACGCAACCGCTTCTGGTTCTGGTTCCTTTACCTTGACTGGTGGAGCAGGAAGTATTCACGCAACCTTAAGTGATGATAGCGATTCCACTTTCTTACAGAAAACCTCATCAGTTGTTGGACAAGCATCAGCCATAGTTGATTTCGGAACTACTACTATTTCAGCGTCACAGAGAGTTAAGCAAGTCCGTATTCGGGCAAGATGTGATACACCCACAAGCGAAGGTAGATTAAATGTTTATCTTGGCGCGAGAGTTGATAATCAAAACTACTTCCACTCAGCGTTAGCAATACGGGGGCAAAACTCCGTAACTACTTTTACTGGACCTTATTACACTTCTGCTCCCAATGGGGAAGCGTGGTCGCAGACAGCAATAAATGGACTTCGCGGAAAGATTAGCGAGTACGAAGAAACGGGCGACAGAGGTAAGTTTTATGAACTTTACATAGATGTTGATATTTCAGCCCAACCAACTGTATCGGTATCTGCCCCGACAGGGACAATAACTACAACTACCGCGCCTGATGTTACTTGGACATTTTCTGATACTGATAATGAAACTCAAGCCTTTTATCAAATCAAGGTATTTACTGCTGCTCAATATGGTGCTGGCGGATTCAATGCCGTGACTTCTACTGCCACCTATGATTCTGGTGAAATCGCTTCATCAGATAATACGGCAGTAGTTGGAACGCTACTACTGGCTGGGGTTTATCGCGCTTATGTGCGCACAGCAAAGTCAGTAAACGGAGAGCCTTTCTGGAGCGATTATGCGTTCAGTCAATTTACTATCAGTTATACCGCACCCACCATTCCAACTATGGCAGTCGCATGGGACGCAAACTTAGGTAAGGCTTCTTTCACTTTAACTGGAGCAGCAGTTCCGGGCGCTTATGTTTCTCAGTATTATGATATTCACCGCTCAGATGATGACGGAGTGGTTTATGCTGGAATTAGAAACGGCGAGAACATTACTCCCAATGCTTCGTTTATTGGAACCGCAGTTGATTATGAAGCACCTAGAGATACAGTTGCTTATTATCGTTGTCGCTCAGTCGCAGTTAATTCCAGCGACCAAGAGTTTCCTTCCGACTGGGGAACAGTTCAACAAATCCTTATCACCAATGATGAAACATGGTGGTTTAAGGTAATTGAAGAGCCTGATTACAACTTAGGTTCAATCCGAGTGTTGAAAGAACTAGATGTCCAAATAGATGAACCCAATATAGTATTCAGACCATTGGGCGCTACACGACCAATTGTTGTTGCTGGACCACTTCAAGGCGAAGACGGCGGATATAACATAAAGACAATTACCGAAACAGAGTGGGACGATTTTTACCCTATTCTTACGCATCAAGGAACTATCTTGGCGCAAGACCCATACGGCAACCAAAAATACATACGCATTGTTTCACGCGACTGGAACGCTGAATCTGTTGCTGGCATAATTCATAGAGACATAACTCTGCGTTATGTTGAGGTTGATGAATAATGTATCCAGCAAGTGCGGCATTTAAGTCTGCCGTAATAACCGACCATGTCGTTATAGCAAAGGCAGAAGTCTGGAACCAAGACCAAAGACTAACCACCCTTAATATAGATAAGGGTAGCGTCAAGGTTGATGCTAAATCAGCGATACGAAGAACCTGCTCGGTTCATGTTGTAACAGATAGAACTACTTCCAACCTAGTTCCAGATTCAGGATTTGATACTTTAACTCCCTTTGGAAACGAACTGAGGCTTTATCGTGGTATTCGGTTCGCAGACGGCACAGAAGAATATGTTCCGCTTGGCGTATTTATTATGACGGACATTGACATCTCTGATAGCAACGAAGGTGTAGAGATAAACATTGAAGGTGAAGACCGCTCGCTTAAAGTATCTAGAAATAAATGGCTTGAGCCCTATCAAGTAACCAACGGCAGTCTAGAAGATGCTATTGAAGATTTACTCAAAGACCGCTTTGATGATGTTCAGGTCAATTTTCCCACCACCAATGTAACAATAAATCAAGTTGTTCTTGGGGCTGAAAATGAAAATGACCCATGGAAAGATGCGGTTGAAATCTGTGAATTAGTAGGATTTGATTTGTTCTTTGACCCAAACGGAATAGCAACTATGAGGCAGTTCCCAAGCCTTGATGGAGCAGTTGTTGTTGCTTCTTATGTAGAAGGGTCAAATAATACGATTACATCTATCAGCAGAAACATCTCATCAAAAGAAACTTACAACGGCGTAATCTACACACTAGAGGGAAGTGAAGTTGCTACGCCTGTTCGAGTTGAAGCATGGGACGAAGATACAACAAGCCCAACTTATCGTTTCGGCGTATTTGGGGAAGCGCCTACTTTCGTGACATCTAATCTCTTAGCAACTGAAGCCCAAGCCTTAACTGCTGCTTATTTACTATTAAATCGTTATATCGGCGCACAGGAAAGTATTGGCTGGAACGGATTGGTTGACCCAACCCTAGACGCTAATGATGTTGTCTATATCCGCAACACAGGGGCAAAGGTAGATAGGGTTGTAATCATAGATAGTTTAGATATTCCTCTTGCGCCAGAAGACCAACTTACCGCAGATGCTAGAGTGGTCCGTGTTGTTGATGCTAATGAGATAGTTCAGGTCGGTGGATAATGGACATTAACGATTCCTTACAGAAGATAATTCAAAGCCATATTCGGACTAATTTCCATTTTGCAGAACTCATAAGTCATGTTTCATCGCCAAGCCACTCAGCGACCATAAAACTCGCAGGTAGTTCAACCACGATTTCGGGTATCAGGTATCTCAAAAGTTATACTCCAACTAACGGCGATATTGTGCTTTGCGTTGTGGTGCGTGGAGACATAATTATCCTCGGCGAATTACAATAACTTTCAGGTAATTTATCTAGGACTATAATCGTGTTGTCTGCGATAAGCGACTCACTTTAGGTATCCTTTATCCCATGACTTTTCTGGAATATGCCCAAATCGTTGCTACTGTATCTGGGGCTATTATCGGAGTATTAGCGATAGGAACTAAAATGGTCTGGAAACCAATTAAGTCTGCCTTTGAGAATCTGTTAGACGATAGATTACGCGGACTTGAAGACGCTATGGCTGAACTCCGCCCTAATGGTGGGCATTCAGTTCGGGACCGTATAGTAAGATTAGAGGAACGCCAAAGCGGTATTTCAAACCGACTGGACGATGTCTATGAACTTGTTCAGAAGTTGGCGATAAAGGAGTAGTAAATGAATAAAGCAATACTAGAAAGTTATCTGCGCCATCTGGGCGGAGCAGCATTTTCCGCGATAGTAGGCGTTTCAACAGTATCAGGTTTATCTCCATTTGCTTTTGGGTCAAGCGAATGGTTCGGTGTAGCCAATGCGTTATGGGTAGCCGTTTTCCCAGTATTGGTTAGATACTTCAATAAAAAAGACCCTGCGTTCGGTAAGGTCGCCGAGGCAGTAGCGCTGGAAGTAACTAAGAAACTAAAGACAAAGTCAAGTAAGAAGTAACGACATACCGATACTGAGTGGCTCCTCGCCAGTCACTCAGTTCGGGTCAAAACATCGGGTAATCTTGACCCGTG